GAATCGTCAAGACTTCGATTTAGTGGGCTATGTAACAAATTGGATGGCACAAAGTTTCGCTACATTTATGGAACATGAATTACTTGTAGGTGTAGGCACAACTGCCGCTACAGGCTTATTTGTAGATGCTAACGTAACGGGCGTAACTGCCGCAGGCGCAACATCGGTCGCTTTAGACGATATCATTCAAACTCAAATCATCATACCTCAAGTTTTGCAAGATAACGCTTGTTGGATTATGCACAAAGACCTTTTCTCGGCTTTACGCAAAATGAAAGACAGTATGGGTTATCCATTATTAAATAATGACATTAGTTCTCCATTCGGATGGTCTTTACTCGGTAAGCCTGTATTTATTTCTCAAAATGCGCCTAACACCATGACTACAGGCAAAAAAGTTCTTGCTTATGGGGATATGAGCGGTATGTATGTGAAACTCGCCCAAAATGTACAAGTTCAGGTTTTAAATGAACTTTATGCTACTAGTCACGCAACGGGAGTAGTAGGCTACGCAGAATTTGATAGCCGCGTTGTAGAAGAACAAAAAATCGCAGTTCTTTCACTTGCGTAATTTAAACGAATTTAGCCTAGAATAACAACGTACCTAACCATTATTGAAAGGAGGGAATTAAATGTCAGGTCAAACAACTTACCAAGCAAAAGTTAATTTCTATCACGAAGCATTAGGAACGCGTAATGTAGGTGAAGTTTTTAGTCTTGCTAATTCTGAGGCGGTTCAGAAATTAGAACAAATGGGCTATATTCAGAAAATGGATAATCAAGTCCATGGTGAAATGATGCAGGCGAGACAAGAAGCAGAATCAAAACAACAAGAATATGGTCAAGCTCAGGCGAAAGCAAATGAACATGTTGGAATCGCAGCTCATGAGCAAAATATTCAGGCGAATAAGCTAACACAAGAAATTGCCCAAGCTCGTCAACAAATGACTGAGCAAGGCGTAAGTGATACAGATAAAGCAATTGCGGCTGATAAAGCGAAAGAATTTATCGCAAGCGCCACAACCAATCCCGAAGTAAAAGCACAAGTCGCACAGGCGAAAGCGGCGAAAGCTAAAGTAGCTGATTCTTATGAAAATAAGTGAAATCACTGTAAGCGATGTTAAAAATTACTTGAATATTATGCACGATGAAGATGATACATTAATTCGGTCGATATTGTATGGAACAAAGGCTTATATAAAAAATTATACAGGTCTTTCGACCGAGAACATGGACAAATACGATGAATTAAGTATTACATTATTCGTGCTTTCAGGCGAAATGTACGACAATCGGCTTATGACAGTCGATAAAATTTCAAAAGTAAATCCTTTAGTCGAAAATATGCTGAATTTACATTCGGTTAATCTGTTGTAGGTGATAACATGACCATATTTCGAATCAACGCAGGCAAATACAGGCACGTTGTCACTTTTCAACGATTAAGAAACACTCCAAACGATTACGGAGAAATCTCGAAAGCGATAGATGCTAATTGGGAGGATGCCTTCAAAGCGAGGGTTCAAATCCTCCCTATTAGTGGTAAAGAAGTTATCGCACGACAAGGTGAAAAAGGCGAAATAAGCCATCGAATTTATATGAGATATCAAAGCGGTGTAGATTCAACAATGCGAATAAAATTTGGCAGTCGTATTTTTGAAATCATCTCACCGCCTATTAACTTTGAAGAACGAAATCAAGAAATGAATTTGCTCGTCCGAGAATTAGAGCAAGTTTCATTTCCCTAGGAGGCGTTAAATTGGCTCAAGTAGGTGGAATAAACACAAGGGATATAAGCATTACTCTTGAAGGTTTAGACCAATTAGAGGAACAATTTCAACTCATAGGGAAACCGCCTAAACGGGTGTTATCAAAGGCGGCTAAAGCAGGAATGGCTAGACCACTTGCCCAAGCAAGAATTAACGCCATACCATACACCAAAAGCGGAATGATGAAAAAAGGAATTCACGCTTCTCTAGAACAACCAAACAAACGAAACAAAGCTGTTTATCGTATTAATTGGTGGTCAAAATATAGTGATTTCTATAGAAAAAAAATAAAAAATGCAGGCGTATTTGGCGGCAAAAAAAACCCTGCATATTACCCACAAAGTATTGAGTGGGGTTATCCATCCAAACACGGAAAAGTAGCAGGTAAATATTTTGTTAGAAGTGCAATTGAGGCGCATCAAGCTCAATCGCTTCAAATAGTGATTGATGAACTTTTAAAAGGGATAGACGAATTACTTTAAAAAAGTAGGTGTAAAGATGGATTTCGAACAAGCACTTGTCCATGAGTTATCAAGCATTACTGCATTAAACGGTAAAGTATTCCCGTTAAGTGCAAAAGAAGGTACAAACCCGCCTTTCGTCTTATATGTTTCGTCCGAGGGTAAAAAAATTCAGACATTAGAAGGCTATGAAGAAAGCAAAGAAGTAGGTGCTACAATCCACATAGTAGCTCAAACGTATGAGGATTTAAAAAATTTGGTAAAACAAGTTGTAGACAAGTTAGCATCTTTTTTCGGGCGAGCTATTGGAATCGGTGGACCGCTTGTAAAAAGTTATGAATATAACGAACCTAGCGAAGATTTTAATGAAGAACTTGATTATCATAGTTCCTCTATTGATATAAAAGTAACTCTTTAAAGGTGATTAGCTATGCAGACTAGAGGAAGCGCTACTATAAATGGACTAGATTTTTCTTCTTTTCAATCCATTACAAACGAAACAACGCTTTTCACCAATTCGCCTAATTTTAACTATTTACGGGCGTATGGTTCGTCAGGTTCGCCCGATTCAACTTTTGTTACTAGAGTAGCATTATGTAAGGCGCATGGCGTTCCGTCTGGCGGTTATTTTTTTGCCCAACCAACAAAACCGATTACAAGTGGTGGAGATGCTCAATGTGATGCTCAATGTGATAGTTTTATCACAATTCTTCAACAGGCTTATGGAACGGGTCAATTTGGCGACCTTTTACCTATGCTTGATGTTGAATCATGGGGAAGCACAACACCACAGCATCCCATGTATGACGGTCTAACAGGCGACCAATTAATTGATTGGGTGAAGCGCTTTCGTGACCGTTTTTTTAATACTACAAACAGGCGATTAGGCTTTTACAGCGACCGTTATTTTTTAAAAGACCCTACACAAATGAATATTTCAGATGGTAAATTATCCGAAATCAATAATATGCCGTTATGGTTGGCAGAATACGACATATGGTATCCAAGCAATACTAACCCTGCGAATTCGCCTGCAAATTTAGGCGGTTGGACTACTTTTGTTTTATGGCAATATGGCGCTATAGCAGATGCTAGCGCTAACGGGTTATATCATGCACAAAATCAAGTTGACCACGATATAACAGATTCGGTCGATAGAATTAAACCACCACCAGCACCAACTAACATCGTTGCAACCCAAACCGACAATAATACACTTCAAATAAGTTTTACTCGCCCGAATATTGTCGATTATCTCGGTTGTAGTCTATATGTAAATGGCACTTGGAAACAGTGGCTTGCGAAAGCGGCTCAATCTGATGTATTCACTTTGGACGTAACAAATTACGCCCGAAATGTTGAAACTACATATCAGTTAGTCGTTGAGGATGATTATTCTGATTTCGGGTATTCAGCCGAACAGAATATTATCCTCTACTATCCCTCGTCACCGCCGCCGGACCCACCACCACAAGATAACGGAGTGATATCAATGCCTACAGTTTCGATGGGTACAAAATTAAAAAAAGGGGTTACTGTAATAGCTTCATTAACCTCTATAGATGGATTAAATTTAAAAAGTGACAGTGTGGATTCGACAGTTTTAGACACTGTTGGAGGATATAAGACATATATTTCTACGCTAAAAGATGCAGGAGATGTTGCAATTTCCGGCTTCTTTGATTATACAGCGCATGGCGGTTTATTAGCTGATTTCGAAGCTATGACTGCCCAATCGTATACAATTGAATTCCCTGACAAGGGTACGACTACAGGCACAACTTGGACTTTTTCGGCTGTTATTACGGATTATCACACATCGGTCGATTTAAGCGCCTTAATTAAATTCTCGGCTACGCTCAAAGTTTCCGGCAAACCAACACTCGCAGGACCAGTATAAAAGCAACGGAGGAAAATATATGACAACTCAAACAGACAAAAATCCAGATGTTATGATTGTTTTAGACAAACCGCGTTTCGTTCGGTTCGGTCATAAATCATTAAAAAAACTTAGTGTATTAGTAGGTAAGAATTTAGCGAAAATGGACGAAAACGAATTCGATTTAGGCGAGATTGAAAAAGTTATGTATTGTGGATTAATGGCAGATGCAAAAGAAAATAATGAAGAATTAACGCTTGAAATGATGGAAGATTTGCTTGATTTGGCTGAATCATATGGAGACATTTTGAAAGCGATGAATAACGCCTTAAATAAGGCTTTTGCGGAAACTGAAAAACAAAAAAACTAAAAAAGGATAGCGGTAAAATTGAGGACCCAATTGAAATGTGGAATTGGGAAGAAGCCTTAAAGACCGCTATCCTTATTGGAATTTCGTTAACAGAATTCGATTATATGACACCACATGAATTAGCTGTACATGCAGAGGCTTTTTTAGAAAGAAGAACAGCCGAGTTTGAAGAAAAAGTTACGCTTGTTTGGCTACATGAATATTATCACAGACAAAAATATTTACCTTCTTTAAAAGATGAAATTAAAAAGCTGACAGGCAAAGATACCGATGTTGAAATGTCAGACGAAGAAATGCTTCAAATGGTTAAAGGCTTAAACGCTCAAATGGGCGGTTCGGTAATTTCGAAAGATGGTGAAATGAATGGCACTTCGTAATCTCCTCGTCCGAGTTGGTGCTGATACATCTGCTTTGGCTGCCGGAATGAATAACGCCCGTAGTGAAGTAAAAAGATTCGCTGATTCTGTAACAGGCGCTATGGGTGGCTTAAAAGGAAAAATTGCAGGCGCTTTGGCAGGATTAGCAGGCGTAGACTTTCTGAAACAAGGAATAGACGATGCCTCACAATATGAGGCGGCTATGGCTACGCTAGGTTCGACTTTCGGAAAAAGTACGCAACAATTCAATGATTGGGCGGCTACTACAGGGCATGCTATGGGATATTCTCGCCTAGAGTCTGCAAAGCTCGCCCAAACTTTATCTTTAAACTTTCGTTCGATTGCTACAAGTCAAGAGGATTTGGTTGCTAAAACTACGAAAATGGAAGAAGTTGCGGCTTTAATTGCAAATAAGCGCGGTATGGCTATGACCGAAGTTTCTGACCGAATTCGAAGCGCAATGAACGCCGAAGCAGACGGCGCAGATGAACTAGGCGTAAATGTTCGTGTAGCCGCACTTCAACAGTCGAAAGCATATAAGGAAATGGCAAACGGAGAACCTTGGCAAAAACTTTCGACAGCTACGCAAAAACAAATCCTTTATTCGTCTATTTTAGAGCAAGTTACAGCTACTTTGGGTTCGACTATGCAAGATACGACTGCATTGCGAATGTCGGTGTTTAGTGCCGCCCTTGGAGACGTTCGTTTAGCGTTGGGTCAGGCGTTCTTGCCTATTTTATATAATGTTTTGCCTCTATTGACAATGTTAATGGAATGGATGTACAAGGCGCTTCAAGTTTTTGCCGCGTTTATGACCGCGTTGTTTGGCGGCTTTAAATTCGGTGCAGGAAATCAATTGAAAGTGGGAGGCATAGGTGAAACTACAGATGCTACCAAGCAACAAACAGATGCAGTTAATAATCTCGGAAAAGCCCATGATGCAACTGCGAAAAAAGCAAAAGCATCAGGCGCGGCTCAACAAAAAGCGGCTAAATTAGGCGTAGCCGGATTTGACGAAGTTAATACTTTAGCTGATAAAGCCGCTAAAGAAGGTGCAGGCGCAGGCGCAGGAGGCGCAGGCGCAGGCGCAGGTGGCGTTCCTGCGATGGGTGCGATACCAACACCTAAAATACCTTCGCCTGATATGAGTGGATTTAATGAAGGCGTTAATCAAATGGTCGAGGGTTTCAAGAAAAAACTCGCACCAATAAAAGCGTTCTTTAAGTCGATTTGGGATGATATATCTATTTTCTTTAAAAGGACTCTTTCATTTATGTCAATCTGGTGGTTTGAACACGGCGACCAAATTATGAAAGCCTTAAAAAATTTGTGGACATTAATACAACCTGTAGTCATGTGGTTAGTCCACTTTATTTGGGATTCAATTCAAG